TAGACTTATTATTTAATTGCTGTACGCTAGACCACCCATGCCCGACATAATGCGAAGAACGTTGTAGTTAACAGCATATACGCGGACTTTGGCGGTAGAAACACCCTGAACAGTCGCATTCGAAAGAACTAACTGTAAAGTGGCATTGTCAATGCGCGAGAAATTGCAGGTGCCCGATGGCTGGTGCTCTTCCGGTCTTAGAGCAAATGAGTAAACATTAATACCGGTGTCAGGCGCACGGGTGTGGTGCTGGAATGGCTGAACTAAATCGAAGTATGTGCCTTCACGCTCCGAGAAGCGATCCTGGCCGTTAAGCTGTAATTTGGCAACTACAACTGGATTTTCACCCCAGCAATGCATATCAATCGCGGTTTCAGCTAAAACGAATGTGCCGGCATCCGATACACCCGATTCGGTCGCGCCACCATTAAAATCTCCGGCAGTGCCATTAGCAAATCCAGACGAAGACTGTAATTTATTAGAAAACGGATCTTCAAAGAGCGACGAAGCAGTGATGTACGAGGTGCTATTAACAAGACCTTTGTTGCCAAAGGCATGAATAGCATTAGGTAACGCATCTAGCGCGTCAGTGTAGTTGAATGGCTGAGCACCAAGTAAGTGATTTAGCGAATGGCCTTCGGTGAGCGACGCGCAATAATCAACATTGACGTCAGGCTGTACAACCCAAATTAGCTCTTTGCATGGGTGATTTAAATTCAATTTAATTTTATTGGACGATGAACCAACCGATTCGTCACCTGTGAATTGAAGCTGTTCAATTAAGTATTCGTGGGGGTTTTGCGCCATGCGTCTGCGCTCGTCAGTGTCTAAGAAAATGTAATCAACAAAGAGCGAAGCAGCCGCTAACGACTGTTTATACGCATTAAGGGCCTTTTTACCGGTTCCGTTAACATTGGTAACCGCCCATAAGCATTCTTCGATGTTGCGAATGTCTAAATTAATTTTAACTTCGTGGTACTGTAAAGCAATCAATGGAAGAGCTAGACCGGGGTTACGGCAATACCAGAACTGTAGCGGAACATATAGAGTTGTTTCTGGTAACGCATTGCGAGGAGCGCATACTTGGCGAACACCATTGGCAGAGCAAGGGCCATCAACGTCCGCAAAGGTGGGGTCGCAAATGTATGTTAATTGGGTGGTGTTGCCGATCATTTTGTAGTAGCCACGCTCCTGTTCTTTCGATAAAGTTAGCTGGTTCCAAATGTGCATCCAGTCACCATATTGACGGTCAATGCGCTGGCCACCGATTTCAACTTCAACCTGCGAAATTAACTGCTCGCCGGGGAAGTCTAACCATCTGGCATATATATTAGGGTCGGTTGTTGTACCTAGACCCTGGCCAATTTCAGGAAGTGTGATCTGCAAATAGGTGCGGAAAGCCAAGTCACCGTTGCGCGAAACAGTGCATGTAACACGGCGACCGAAATCCGCTTGTCCGTTGAAAGTTTGCTCAATCGATTCCATGGCAAAATTAGTGTGACGACGATAGGTAACTTTCCAGAAAGTAATTTGGGGATTACCTGTTAAATATACATCTTGTGCGCCATAGGCGACTAATTGCATTAAACCACCAGCCATTTTTTTATAATATTCCTAAAGAAAAAAAATTTTTGAAATTAATTTAATTGTTTTTTAATTAATTTAATTGTTTTTAATTAATTAATTGTTTTTTAATTGTTTTTTTAATTGTTTTTTTAATTGTTTTTATTACAAAATATTTAATTACAAAAATTAATATATAAATTTTTAATACGCTAAAAATATAATTAGTCTTGCTATGAAGAGAACAGGCGTAATTAAAACAACCCTTGATAATAAACATAATGAAATAATAAAATCATTTAAATACAACGAAGATGTTGCTATTCCTAAATGTTTAAAGCAAATTGATAAATTGGAAACTATGCTAATTAAAACAAAAAATAAGACCGAAATTATAGAACTTATTAATAAATATAAAAACACTATTAAAGCTCTTAGAAATAAAGAAAAGAATTATTATTTAAATAATTCTAAATATATTTTTGATTATTTTGAAAATAAAAAAAATATATCAAGTAATGAAATGGTAGAAAATTCTGACAAAAATGATATTGTCAAACAATTTTTTTCATTAAATTTAAGTTATGACACATGCAATAACATAATGGATAATCCAAATAAAAATAATTTAATTAAAAATGATAGTAATAAAAATATAGATAAATATTTCAACAATATTGACCCTAATTATTTAAATTATGACAAATTTATTTATCCGTCCGACATATGTAATATATGTAATAACGGTGAGCTAATATTTGTTGAAAGTGAAGGCATGACAATATGCTCTAATTGCTCCAATAGCATTAAATATTTAATAGATATAGATAAACCATCATATAAAGAACCGCCTAAAGAAGTATGCTCATATGCCTATAAACGAATAAATCATTTAAAAGAGATTTTGGCGCAATTTCAGGCTAAAGAGAGCACAAATATACCCGACGAAGTATTTGAAAATATTAAAAACCAAATAAAAAAGGAGCGCATAAGTTTGAGTGATTTGTCAAATAAAAAAACTAAGGAAATATTGAAAAATCTTGGCTACAATAAATATTATGAACATATACCTTTTATTAAAGATAAACTAGGAATTAGACCACCCATTATGAGTGCGGAGCTTGAGGAAACATTATGCAATTTATTTATGGAGCTACAAAAGCCATATTCGAAATATTGCCCTAAAGAACGAGTAAATTTTTTAAACTATTATTATACATTATATAAATTATGCGAATTGTTGAATGAGCGCAGTTTTTTACCATATTTTCCTATGTTAAAAGACCGTGAAAAGCGCATAGAACAAGACCAAATATGGAAGAGAATATGTGACGATTTAGGGTGGAAGTTTATTCCTATACCATAATTTATATTATACCATAATATAGTTTAATCGCTGCCTTCACCCAATAATGCACTAAAAATATTTATTAAATCCAAATAATAGTTTAATGATGCACTTATAAAGTCGCCACTATAATCACGTTGTAATATAGTGTTTGTATCATACACAATATAAATTGAAAATATAATTAACGATCCAATAACTATTAATTTTTTTAATAATGAAGATTGAACAATAAAATATTGCACAATGCTAATAATTATTAACGCCAATAAGGCAAAAAACAAAATGAGCGCAGTAATAAAACCTAATTTAATACCGCTCATTATTAGTGCTACTCCAAATACAAACATAGTAACAAAAATACTGGCTGTGCCGACTAGCGCACTTCTAATAACACCACTATCTAATCCATATTTTCTATATGCTAAAAGAATACCAAAAGCGGCAGAAAAGAGAGAAAACAATATAAATTTCATCCACGACGGCATAGTAACTAATGCCAAAATTAAAATAATAACAATTGTTGCTACTAGTGCACCAATATATTTCATGTCATAATTTTTAGCACCTTTTTCTCCTGCTTTATCTTGTTCTTCCTCTACACTAACATTTTCACTTACATAATAAGTAATATAAAGTTGGAATAATAAATTTGCTAAAATTAACGCAAAGAAACCCTTCTTTTCATTAATCAACCTAAATACTTGTGCTATATCATTTTTAAAAAAAGATTTTTTGCTTTTATTTGCTACATTTGATTTTTTGAAAATCATTTTAGTATAATATACTAAAATAATTTATTTTGGCAAAAATAGAAAATATTAGAAAATATTAGAAAATAGAAAAACAAAAAATAGTAATTTAGTTATTATGTATTTTTAATGCGTTTAAAAAATTTGAATTATCAATATAGTAATCAAAGGACGCAGTTACAAAGTCTCCTTCATAATTGCGATGTAATACATTGTTTGTTGTATTTACTATATATAATGTAAATAAGATTGCAACAGCAATTAGTAGGAGCTTTTTTATAAAAGAATAATAATAAGTATAATATTGCACAACACTTACTATTATTAATACTAAAATAGCATAAAATAAAGTAAAAGCCACATTATTGGTTAATTGAAGTCCACTCATAGCTAGAGCTATTCCAAAGAATATCATAAAAGAAAAAACAATAATAGCTCCAACTACAGAACTATGTAATATATTAGGATCAAAATAGTTTTTTATAGATATAAATATTACTCCGTAGGCAACAGAAAAGAGAGAAAATATTATAAATTTTAGCCATGCAGACATGGGAACAAATACAAGAATTATAATTAATATGAAACCTATTATATAAGATGCAATAATAATAGTGTTATATGCATCCTTATCCTTATCCTTATCTGCGTCTAAATTAATATTAGCACTTACGTAATAAGTAATATAATGTTGAAATAGCAAATTTAGAAAAATTAATATTAAAAATATTTTTTTCTCACTAATCAACTTAAATAACTTTGATATATTTTTATTAGAATTCATAATCTATATTATAGCATTATAAAAAATAATATCCATATATATATATGGACTTTATAAAAAATATAAGAAACAAAACAGCAAAATTAAGAAGTTTAGGAAAAAGATTATTTACAAGAAGATCTATAG